TGCAGATCAAGTATTTCCCTTTCGGTTAATGCTAACCCTTCAATAATACCGCAACATTTTGAGTATTCTTCAAAGTTTTTGCAACCCCCACCGCTTATATGGTCTGCATACTCGTTCATTTGAGATCTTATGGTCTTTTGTAGGTGGGAAAACACGTTTTCTTCTGAAAAACTACTCACCGTATATTTCCTTCATAATTTCAACGCCAAGTTTTGCGCCCTCTACCTGCTCTTTAGACGCTATTCTTTTATTGTCTAACTGATCTCTGTCATTGTCTTCTGAGATCCTTACAGCTAACTTGGCTTTTTCAATCTCTAGCTCCTGATCAAGCTTGTCTTGGTCAAGTTCTGCCTTTGCCATAGACTTTTGAGCATCAAGCTGCATTCTTGCTTGATCCATCATCATCTTGCCTTGAGCTTCCATTTCTTTTAGCTGCAACTCTCTTTGCTGCATCTGAACCACAGGGTCTTCCATCATCTGTTGGTTTTGCTGCATCTGCTGCTCTTGCTGGTTCTTGCCTAACAACTGCGCTGCCGCTGGCGCAGCCAACTCAGAGATTCTAAACTCAATATCTTCAGGCAGCTTTTCGCCCGGAAGAGGAAGCTTCATGCCTAATTCTTTTTCGATTTTTTGTCTGTACTCGAAAGCAACGTGTTCCGCGACATGCGCTGAGAATACTGCTTGTATTTTCGCTGCATCTGGAGCTTGAGATAAAAGACTTTGGAGCTTAGGGTCTTGCAGTGCTGACATATGTACTTGTATATGCGCTTCATGGTCTTGATAGACAAAAGCTTTGACAGGATCTCCGTTAATAATCCCCATGTTTTCAGAAACCGGATCTGTTGGGTGGATATCATCTTCTTGAGGTACGATTTTATCTGCATCTTGTATATTTAAAACCTCCAGCATCTGTCTGTGAAGCAGGGGTAAGTTATACATCTGTGGTGCTTGCGCTGAAAGCTGTAATGCAGCTTGGTATTGCATGATTCTTTGCGCCATTGTCCCTGCATTTGGATCACTTACCGGGATAATGTCTATTCGATCATCAAAATCAGCAGAAACAAGCTCTTCACTGTCTGACATATAAGGATATGCTTCTGGGCCAAAATCCCTAACCAAACGAGCTATTAATTTAAGCTCTACGCGCATAGATGCGTGTAATCTGGCCTGAACTGCGCTCATAACCTTCATTGAACGCTCTAATATCGCCAAAGTAGTCCCAACTGGGGCTTCTGAGTTCATATCTGCCGCTTTTACATCAGCAGCGGAGGCGAATCTGCGCCCTTCTTCAACAATACTGCCTAATAATTGGGCTAAAACAGCACTTGGCTCTTTATACGGGAGGAAACTGATGTTTTCTTTAATAGTTCCGCCCGGAACATCAACATCTCTAAACTCTCCGGGCATAATTGGAGAGTCATCACCTTTAATTCTTAGCCCTCTTGCCTTCAAACCGCCCGGAAGGTTGGATAAAGTACCCGCATCTACCAGTTGACGAAGTAAAGAGGTGGCAGACTTAGCTAATCCACCAATCATGTGGATCAATCCAAAGCCATAAAAGCCTAAGCCGGGGATATACTGATAATGAACGAAGTGTTCTCTCTTGTTTTTAAGATCATCTTCTTCATACCAATTTCTTCTAACAGATAAAACTGTCCTAGAAGACAAATCTATTGTTATGACGTAAGGGAGGTTGATACCCGTTAGCTCTCCGTCACGCTCGTCTTCAAATCCGGGCAAGTCTAGATCAACTTGCATCTCAAGGAGGGTATGCCGAGAATCTGCTTCGTAGTTCCCGGTGTCTCCTGTTAACTCGTCATACTTTAGCTTAATCCTGTCGGGGTCAAAGGAAGCCTTATCTAAGTCAACGTCTAAGTAAAACCCAGAAACCTGTAGTTTCCTTATTTCGTTCGGGCTTTTCTTCATTACATGCGTAGCACGTTCGCAGGTAGCCAGATCAGATGCGCCATAGCTAACAACAAAGTCTTCTGCTGGAACAAACATACTGCAAGGTCTGCCCAACGAAGGATCGAAGTAAACCTTTCTAAACGCAGATCCCGCTAAAGGCAGTGAGAAAAGCATTCTTTCTGTTTCAGTCCTATACTCCGTCATCTTTTCTGTGACTAGGTAGTTTAGGTAATCTTTAACTCTGTGGGCTTGTTTTTCTTTTTCTTCGTTAATGACACCAACAATGGTTGTCCTTACCGGCCCACTTGAAGGAAACAGTTCTTGTATTGCCTGAGACTGAAAGCGTATAACTGCTTCCGTCAAAAGAGGATGCGATACACCGCAAGCACCATCCCAAGGGGTAGTCCTATCCTCCATCTTTAAACCAAGAAGTTCTAGCCCATCTATATATGAACGCTCCCAATCTGACCTACTCTCCTTATCGTTCTTGTAAGAACTTATAAGGTCTGAGGAGATCTCATCTAGATCTTTAGGATCTAACACTTCCGCCAGATTAGCGTCATGAGAGGAATCTAAGGTATCCGCCATGTCTGGGTTGAAATCAATTATTATCCCACCGTCAGGTGTCTCAACAGAGACAGACTCTGGGTTTTCTATTTCAATCTCAACTTCACCCATCTCTTGGTTGATGGGGAGCGGTGTGCTTAGTGGGCGGTCAATAGCCATTTAGCCATTCTTCCCAAAGTATTGAGTTCTTGCAGCACCACTGCCTCTAGCGATAGTTTTACCGCCATTAGACATCATTTTAGTCTTTCCGCCTTTTATCATGCCTTTGGTCTTTCCTCCCATAGCCATACCTTTAGCTTTGGTTTTGCCACCTTTAGCCATGCCTTTGGCTTTAGACATATCTCTTTTGAGTGCGCCAGTAAGACCGCCATTAGCCATCATCTTGGTACTCATTCTGGCTTTACCGCCAGCCATGTAGCCTTTAGTCTTCTTCATTGTAACCCTCGCTATATAAGTTATTGAACACCCTAGCAGTGTCTTGAGTGTACTCCACATCTTCTTTGGAGTTATATGATTTTTGATTCGGTCTAAAGTCTGGCGCACCGTCCCCTGTCTCAAACCAAGCAGGGTGTGTTACCCGCACCCGATTATTAGGCAATGCCACTATATTGCCAGTGTACTCGCCTGCATCAAGAAGCTCCAAGACATGGCTCTGCTTGTGCTGTGCAGGGTCATCTGCCACCTCACTATCAGTATAGTCTACCGTAAAGTAATACTTCGCCGGGTAGAACTCCCCATCAACTTTGGCAATCCAAGGTGCAGGAGAAGCTCTTTCTATCTTATAGACTGAGTGATGGTGAGACATGCAGTCCCAAGGCTGTACCGCCCAAGTAGGCATCGGTTCAGGCCATTCTTCAAAAGGAGTATCTGCCACAAGTGCTGTGATAGGCATTCTCGCCCACATAGCACCGCCGTGTACATTCTCCATCTCATCGTCATCATAGGTTTCTGCCCCGGTAAATATCACCTGAAAGCTAAGACACCTTGATGGCATTGTAGTTACAGCAACCGCCATCGCATGAAGAAACTCCCCATGATACTTTTGGTTGTTGTGTGTGTACTCTTTCCTTACCCAACATTTAAAGTAGGGTATGTTACTTTGCAAAAAAGCCACTAGTAGTATTCTGCCCTTTTAGGATAAAACGGTTCATCTTCTTCGTCAGAGTTCAAACGAAGAAACCCTCCCTGCCTAAATCTAAGCAGTGCTTGTGTGGAAGAGTCAACGAGATCGTCATGCTCTCCAGCAGGGAAGGCTGCAAATTCTTCGATCACCTCCTCCGCAAAGCGGGTTTCTGGACACCAGACTATGCCTGATGCGAATAAGTCTGAAACAGCATTCACCCTAGAGATCTTATCGTTACCTCTAGATGGGGTGTATTCCCCCACAGGAATGCCCATTGCTCTTAACTCGAAAATAAGAGGTGTCCCTGCGGCCTTTGCCTCAACAATACATGCATCTGGCTGGAACTCGTTATAAAGCTCTAAGGCGCATTTCTTTAGTTCAGGGAACTCTAATCGCTCTTTATGAGCGTCAAGTAATATAATATTGGGCTGTGTAGTGCCTTCATCATCGGGATGATAGAAAACTCCCCACGTTGTGCAAGCAGAGTAATCTGCTCGTTGAGTCTTTAGGAATGCAGTGTCCCAAGACTGAATAATGAAATCACATAAAGGCGGGGTCTCGCTTTCCCACTTCTTCCACCATTCTCTTTTAACGAGTGCGCCTTCCTCAGAAGACGGATCTTGCTGGTACTGTGCGCTCCACTTGGGGGCGGGTAGCTCACTACGAAGAGCTTCTAATTCTTCTATAGCCCAGAACTCAGGCCACAAAGCCTTCCCAGAGGGCATAATTGCCGGGAACTCTATAACTTCCCATTCATCCATTCCATCTCTCTGGACAGATGTTTTAATGATTTTGCCGGTCAAATCTCTTTTATGCCATCGAGTCATGACTATGACAATAGCCCCTCCGGGCTGTAGCCTCTGTCTTGGCCCTGATGTATACCAATCATAAACCTTATCAAAGACACCGGGATCTGAGCTTTGGCCTTCTTGCTCACTGTGAGGGTCATCAATGATCAAAAGATCAGCACCCTTACCTGTGACAGCCCCTCCAACACCTATAGCGAAGTATTCTCCACCTTTACCCGTACTCCAGCGGCCAGCAGCTTTAGAGTCAGATCTTAGTGTTACGTCAGGGAAGATCTCTTTGTAATCATCACCATCTACTAGGTTACGAACCTTTCGCCCGAAACCAACAGATAGCTCTGCGGTGTGTGCTGTTTGTATTATCTTCTTCTCAGGAAACTGTCCCAAAAACCAAGCCGGGAGTAGATAAGAAGCAAATTCAGATTTAGTGTGCCTTGGCGGCATATTAATGATTAAACGCTTTAGATCGCCCTTAACAACCCTTTCAAAGGCATCAGCCATTATCTTATGATGTCGCCCTTCAATGAAAGCAGGCCATACACGATTGATAAAAGGCATGAAGCTTTCTCTAGCTTGCTCTTTGTCTTCTGCGTCTTTTAATTCTTTT